GAACACACATTTATAGGTGGTCGTATTGAATATTATGATTTCAATGTTGCTTAAATATGATATTATTTATTGTAATGATGATTCAGAAATATCGTTTATTCTTGGTGATTATGCCACTGTAAAACAAATCCATGTGCTTTGCTTCAAGAATTAGGAAGGACACGAATAAAAATATGTACGAGGTAATGGTAAAGGGTTATTGCATAGGTCATGGATATGGAGCATGGGATGGAATAAGTGTTCGTTTCGATAGGAAGTATAAGAATAAGAAGGGTGCGATTGATGCATATGACTTTCAATTTAGGACATATTGCAGAAGTCAAGAAGGTGATTTGTATTATAAAGACAATAACAAGTTCAAAATCCAAAAAAAGAGGAATAGCTATATTGCCATTATAGAAGGAGAAATTCGTGAAGTGGACGAAAAACAAGAACAAATGATAAACCTTTGTAAAAAAATGGAGAAGGATTTCAAGAATTAGGGATACATAGGAGGACACTAGGGATTATGAGAATATGGAATTTGTTCGAGCAGAGCGGGCATTTCAAGGATGTAGAGAAAGAGATGGGATATGATGGAATAGATGTCGATTGTGTGAAGACAGATCATACGGACTATGTGATGGACTTGCTTGCCGAGATGAATAAATGGGAGAAGGGCAAGGAATCGATATTCGATGAGATAAAGCAGGATGATTTCGTGTTCAGTTTCTTTCCTTGCATAAGATTCGAGAATCAAGCAAATATGCTGATTCAAGGATTTAGGAATCCAGATATATACAAGCCTATGGTAGACCGCTTGGACATAAGTCGAGAGAGAGAGAGAGAAGTATATGGTATGGATACTTTTGCCTTTTTTGCGAGATTATGCTTGTAAAGGGTGTGAGATGTGTGATAGAGAATCCGTATTCGACCGCACACTATTTGACAAGGTATTGCCCTTTGAAAGCTGATTACATAATTATGGATAGAAGCAAGTATGGAGACTATTTCAAGAAACCCACTCAATTTTGGTTCTTGAACTGTGAGCCTAGGAATGGTTTGGTTGCGGTTGATTATGACAGCAAGCCAGTCAAGAAGATAATAAATGAGAGAGGCATAAATCGAAGCTTGATAAGCAAGGAGTTCATAAGGGTGTTCCTTAGCGAGATAGTGGATTTGGAAGGGGAGGCAATAAAGAAGAAATATGAGTGACAGGTATGGACTGCCATATATGGGTAGCAAGTCGAAGATAGCGAGATGGGTAGTGGAGAGACTGCCAGAGGGTGACACGCTGTACGATGTGTTCTGTGGCGGATGTGCAATAACGGACTATGCGATGAGGGCAAGGAAGTACAAAAGCTATGTGGTGAACGACATCACGAACAGCGGATATATGTTCAAGAAGGCGTTGGATGGCGGATTCAAGAACGAGACAAGGTGGATAGACAGGAAGACATATTTCGAGGAGCTTGAAGACCCCTATGTGTATCTATGCTTCTCATTTGGGAACAATCCAGTATGCAGGTATGCGTATGCTGTCGAGCTTGAGCCTTAGAAGAAGGCATTGCATTGGTGCTATGTGTTCAATGACCCAAGCTTGATGCACGAGTATGGAGTCGATATCCCAGTATGCGATGACAAGGCAGGATACAGGAAGTGGATAAGGAACAACGAGACATACATAAGGGAGCGATATTGTGCGTGGGTGAACGCACATAGGTCTGAGATAGAGGAAAAGTCGTGATTGAAAATACGCTTGGAACGCTTGCAAAGCCTAGAGCATTTGCAGAAACTACAGCGACTGCAAAGTTTGGAGAATCCCTCAAGCAATCTCCATATATTCCAAGGCGACTACAGGGATGTCGTGATTCCAAAATCAAGCGGTGTGGTGTACTGCGACCCTCCATATCGTAATACTGCCTCGTATTACGATATTGAGGGAGGGGAGAAGCGAGACCTTACCAAGGCATTCGACTATGATGGGTTCTATGCTTGGTGCGAGTATCAATCGTATGTGAATAGGAATCCAGTATTCGTATCATCGTACGATTTGCCCAGCAGCAAGTTCCGCCGAGTAGCATTCGTGGACAAGGGTTCTAGTTTGCACGGAGGTGTGAATCATTACGATGACAAGATTGAGGGCTTGTATGTGCCTAAGGAGCAGGATTGCAATCTGGTGGATTATGTGCAGGTCAAGCTGTTCTAGAGTTTGGATTTTTATCCAAACTCTTTTTATTTGCTTTATAATATTTTATATATGGAGGTTTGACACAAATGAACCCTAACAACAGGATGTATGTGAGCAATGAGGAAATGCTCAGACTTGGAGAGATAATGGAATACACCACTTGGTACAACGGGAACTCGAGCGAGCTTCTCGAGTTTTACACCGAGTCAATGAATACATATTTTCCAAGCAATTCGATATATCTCAGAAACAGGATGCAGTATTTCTGGGCAAGGTCTGTGAATGCCAAGAAGGCATTCAGAAGAACGCACGACAATCTATTTGCTGACATCATAGATGTGCTTACCAATATTGTCGGCACTCCCACCATTGTTGGCAAGGAGAAGGAGCTTGCCAAGGAATTGGAGAAATCCACAGGGCTTTTCCATATCGTGAATCAGAAGCAGATACCTTTGACTCTCGCACAGGGAACAGGCTGTTTCAAGATTTCATCCAGCCCATACGAGAGTACTCCGAGCCTTGACTACTACACAGCTGACAGGGTTCGATATCATGCAAGGGGCGAGCATATCACTGGCATTGATTTCATCGACTATCTCAAGGATGACAAGGGCTTGAAGTATATGCTTGTGGAGAAGCGATATCTCACGAGGAGCGGAGAGAACGGAGGCGGAGACCTGCACATAGACTTCCATCTCTATCGTTGGGTGAACTGGCAGGACAGTGGAAACACCGAGGTCGGCTTGGATACTCTCGAGGAGACAAAAGGCTTGAAGCCCACAACTGTGACCAAGGGGTTGGGCAAGCTGTTCGCTGTTCCCACAACGATACTTATGGACAAGCGAGGCGGTCTCTATGGTCGCTCCATCGGCGAAGGCAAGCTTGACCTTCTCGATATGGTGGATGAGGCTTGGAGCATAGAGGGGCGTGCGGTGAGATTGTCGACACCTCAGACATACATACCCGAGAGCTTGCTAAGAACCACCGAAGTCCCAGTGACCGATGGATACGGGAATTACGAAACAAAAATCGAGCGTGTAGAGCCTGATGAGTTCGACAGGGATTTCGTTGTCACGAACGATGATGTGATTCCCAATGGCGATGGGAGACTCCAGAGCGGTGGGATAATGGTAGACCAGCCTCATATGGATGTAGACCAGTACGACAAGACAAGAAGGCGTGCAATCATAGAAATCCTCAATGGCATAATGTCGGTAGCCACATTGGGCGTGACATTGAATCCAGGAATGAACGAGCCTCTGGAGAGCCGAGAGCGTGAGAAGATAACAACACTTACCAGAAACATCATAGTCGCCAAGGAGAAGACCATACTCGAGAATGTCCTCACGAACTTGATGGATATGGCTGACTACAAGCGAAACGGGTATTTCTTCTTAAGAGCCGAGAATGACAAGACAAGAGTAGAGGTAAAGTTCAGCGAGTTTGCAAATCCATCGTTGGAGACCGAACTCAAGGTGCTTGGTTCGGCTTGGAGTTCAGGTCAAATATCCACCGAGCTTTATGTGGAGAACCTATGGAAAGACAGGCTGACCGATGAGGAGAAGCAAGCCGAGAAGGAGAGACTGGAGCAGGCAAGACACGAGGCATTGCTTGCACCTGCGGTATATGAGGGAAACAATGTCGAGAACATAGAAGAGGTTTTGAGAAATGGAATTGGCGACAGCGTTGCGAATGGTGGCGGAAAGCAAGAGGGCGTTTCTAAGAAGGGCAAGAACGATGGTGGCGGAGATGTCGGCGATGACATACGCCACAAGGACAAGCAATGACGATCTGATTTCAAGGATACGCTATGAGGCGTTCCGAGGACTCTATAGTGGCGAGCCTTGGCAGATAGACCTCACGGATGACAAGCCGATAGACAGGAATGTCTATTACGGATTTGAGCGTAAGGGCTATGGATTCGTTGGGATTTCGGCTATAGGGATGGGCTTGTTCATCCCTAAGCTCGTGTCTACACTTCCGCATCGTTTCGAGAGAATCATAGGCAGTAGGAATCTCAACTCGCTGAATGACAGGGAGAGGCTAAGGATAGCCACTGAGTGCTATCAAGGCGGAATGGCTATGGTGTGGGATGCATCACAGCACTACGATGGCGAGAAGAGGCAGGAGGCGGTCAAGCGTACGCTGGATGATGCGAGATACAGCCACCGATACATATGGCTGTGTTCAACGCACGGAGACCCAGCTGTAGGACACAAGGACTATCAAGGAAAGTACTATGTCGATGAGAACGCACCGAGGGATGTACTCGAGTATGCGAGAATCAAGGGATTCAAGAGCTATCAGTGGGTAATAGACAGTCCCGTGTATATGATTACGAGACCAAACTGTCGACACTATATGACATCGTTGCCGATGGACTATGTGATGAAGACAGACCCGAACACCGCATTGAGCGAACTGCATATGCGATACGATGAGGGAAGGCGAGGTTCGTTTCAGACACTACCACCTAGGACACCGAAGGAGATAAGGCAGGAGGCATACAGGAACAGGCTGTACTTCCATATGCGTGCATTCAAGATGCGACCGAGTGCTGAGCTTGCAGGCTTGATTGAGAAGGACAAGCTTTTGCTTTCGTATAGCCTATAAGGTGCTTTATAAAAAATGTTGTATAATAAAAATCACTAAGAAACGAGGATACAGTTCAAATGTTTATTAAAAACTTAGAAATCAAGAAGGAAGAGCCGACAGCCGAGGAGAAAGTCGAGACACCGAAGACCGATGAGAATGCCGACAAGGGCGGTTCTGTGGAACAGCAGGATGCCAAGCCCGAGCAAACAGCAGTCGAGACTTCAGCAGTCGAGGAGAAATCCACACAAGCCGAGAAGACAACAGCCGACAAAACAACAGTTGAGAAGACATTCACTCAAGCCGAGCTTGACAGCATAATCCAAAGCCGATTGGGCAAGGTGTATGCAAAGCTTGGTGCGAAGAATGCGGATGAGTTCGAGCAGAAATTGAGCGAGTCCAATTCCAAGCTAGCCGAGACCGAGACCAAGCTCAAGCAGATTGAGAAGGACACAGCCCTCAAGGACAGCCACATCAATCCAGATCGTGTGAAGGATGTCGACATATGGTTCAAGGGAACTGGCACGGAGTTCAGTGCATCGGCATTGACCGAGGCTGTCAAGACACATCCCGAATGGGTTTCCAAGGTAGTTGTTCCCGAGGTGGGTTCTAGCATAAAAGGAACTACCGAGGCAGATTCGAGAAGAGACAATGAGAGCAGAATAGCTGAGGCATTGGGATATACCAAGCTGGTAGGCTAAGCAGTATGTTCATCTTTAGGGGGATATAGATAGATTATGAACATTTCAAATGAGACCATCAAGCTATATCAGAAAGCATTGGATACAGTGTTCGTACACGAGTCCAAGACCGATATCTTGAGAGAGTATGCACCTGCAGCATATGCAACAATCGAGCCAGATTTCAACAGAGCAGGAGTCATCAAGTTGCCTAAGGGTTCTTCAGGCGGACTTGCAAACTACAAGGCTGTAAATCAATCCACACCTGCAGCCGATTATGTACATTATCAAACCACTGGCGGTGATGGATACAAGAGAAACGATGCCAGGCTTGAGTTCGAGGAATTCAATCTTCAATGCAACCGTGGTGTCGAGTTCCAAATCGACCGTGTAGAAGGAAAGAAAATCGATGATTTGCTTTTGACCTATGTTGTATCACAGTTTCCTCGTGAATCAGTCGTACCCGAGGTCGATGCATTCCGTTTCGCATATCTTGCATCCCGTGCCAACTTGTCCTATGGAAACTTGGTTACCGAGACACCTACCGCCGATGGTGGAGACCAAGACATCTTCACATTGCTCAGTAATGACCTTGCCAAGCTCTTCGATATGGGCGTACCCGAGGAGAAACAAGTCATCTTCGTGAATCCCGAGATTCACAACTTGCTTGTCAATTCCAACAAGATTACTCGTTATTTGGGAGTCTCCGAAATCGACTATGGTGGACTCAAAATCAAGATTGATACATTCCTTGGAAGACCTTTGATTAAAGTTCCTGCAAGAATATTCTTCAACAAAATTACACTTACCGACAACGGATATGCACCTGCCGATGGAGCAAAGTCCATCAACTATATGATAGTATCCGCCGACACCACATTGATTTTCGACATCTTGGGCAAAATGCATGTCTATGATTCCGACAGCGTACATCTCGGATTCGATGGATGGGCAGTAGACTACCACCTCTATCACGGAATCTATGTACCCGACAACAAAGTACCTGGACTCTTCGTATCATTGGGTAAAACCTTGAAGGTATCCTCAGCTGGCAGATTGTTCGTTGCCACCAAGGCTGGTTCTGCAACTGGAACAACCGCAGTCGAGTCCTTCTCGGCTTTGCCTGGAAACTTGCTTGTGACCCAGATCGGATTCGATACTGCCGACCACAACTATGGTGTCAAACTTTCTAGCGACAAGATTAAGCCCATCGGCGATGATATCCCTGTGACTGGAAGCACCTTGAGATTCTTCGGATGTGATTCCAACGGATTGATTATCGCCAAGACCGATGGTGCAGTAGCTGTCAACAAGAAGTAGTATAATTAGAGCGTTGGATATTTAGTGTCCTAATGTCCAACTTACCTAATTTTCGTGCCTTGTGTGCAAAAAGCACAAGGCATTTTTTATTTTATAAAAAGCACTTGACTAATTTTATAAAAGTAGTATATTAGTGTGCGTGGGGATAAAACCTCAAAATGTGCAAGTCCATACTTTTTGTGGTGAGAAGTATGGATTTTTTTATTCGACAGTGGTAATATAGAGCAGTGAGGTATCAATCCTTTCTTTTAATAAAACTTTCATCATAAGGTAAACGATAGATATTCTTGCAGAGTCATTTTCTCCTTTAAAGTAGATGGATGCCTTTCTGATACCTCTTGCGTGATATGCCATACTTTTCTTGATAATTGACCAAAGACTTCTTCCGAGTGGCATATGCATGTAAAAAATCCCTAGTCAAGCCCCTTATAACGAGAAATAAGGGGCTTTTTTGTTTTATAATAATTTCATACATACGGAGGATTAGAAAGATGGCTGAAGACATAAAGACATTTGGCGGAGCTGAGAACGAGATAGATGACAGGACAGCATATACAGTCAAGGGAGCTGATGCCACATTTGTCAAGAAGACCGATGTGAAGACTCCGAACGGAATGGACTTGAACCGACTTCTCGTATCGCCCGAGGAGTTTCAGCAGTACACTGGCATAAACCTCGTGTTCCGTTTGGTCGAGGGGAATATGGTCGATGGAGACTCTCACGCAGCAGCACAGGCGTTCATAGAGCGTATCCAGAGAAGACTCAACAACTACATAGACACGCATTTCTCGGGCAACATAGGGAAGTTCTATTCCAAGCCCTCGGACAACCAGAGATACCACTACAAGCTTGCTGTGATAGAACAGGTACTCTACATATTCAGCAACACTGCGATAACCGAGAGCATGGGCTTGAACGATGATGGATACCCCATATTGAGCAAGAACGACATAAGACAGCGTGAGATAGGCATAGAGTGCCAGCGTGAGCTTGAGCTTGCAGGACTGTGGACTAGAAGTCTCAATTCTGGAATGGGGTTCTATTCTTTCTGGTGGAGGTTCTAGCCTATGGACTTGAGACAAAACTACAATGCGTACAATGAGCTTTTCGAGGTTCACAAGCAGGACAAGAAAAATGTAAGGGGTGCGAGGCTTAAATGGAACAAGGAAGTCGATTTCTACATCAAGGCGAAGATATACAGGAGTGTCGAGTCCGAACCCGATATGGTGGATGGAACATTCCAGACAACATTGCATACCCTCGTGATAAAGACACCAGATAGAATCAATGTGGAGATAAACGACAAGATGATTCAGTCATCTACTGGGCTGACATATATCGTGGTGTCAATCTCACAAGACTTGGCTAAGAGCAAGTTCAAAGGAAGATATGACAAGTTTAGGACTTGCGACACATACATAACGCTTAGAGGCTGATTGATATGGCTAAGGAATCCAAGATATATACCGAGGGAAACTTCAGCACAAGCTATGGCGAGAAGTACAAGGGCGGATATCAGGATGTATCGATAAGCTATGGCGATGGTGGGTTCGCCTCTGGGAAGTTCAAGGTAGACAAGGAAGTACTCGTACAGAGACACTATTCCAAGGCTTGGGAGAAGTTCGGATTTCCACCGCTGAACGAGCTTGCAAGCGAGATAGCCGATACGATGAGGAAGGGTTTCACTATGGCACACGACAATTCATACATAGCGAAATCGATAGTCGCCAAGGGGCAGACAATACAGATCTCCGCACCGAAGTACAATATGATTGGATTCCTCAAGGGCGATGAGCTGAAGTTCGACAGCTCGAAGTCCTATGCATCCGAGTTGGATGAGAGGGGCAGTGTGATAGCGGTGAAGAGGCAGAGGCAGCGTAAGAGCAAAGCCACTGGCAAGTACACTGGATATGGCGAGGAGATAGCCTGCAGGGTATATGTAGGCAACTGGAAAGGCTATGTAGACAAGTTCATAGTCGATGGTGTTGTGAAGTGGGCTGAGGAACACAGTTTGCATATAGAGAGTTTGACAGCCAGATAGGAGGATTTGGATTATGGCATATGAGAACGAGACAATGGGGCTGATATTCACCTGGGTGAAGGATGTCGCACACAGGATGCATCCAGAGCTTAGTGTCGAGGTATTCGATGAGCGTGCGTTCGCCGATGCTACAAGCGATGAGGATGACAACAAGATATTCCTATCCGTGCATTTCAAGTCGAGCAACACGGATACGAAAGCCACAGTGCTTGAGACATCCATAAGCTTGCTTTCGGAGAAGGATGACTTCATCAAGGCATTGGAAATCATCCGTATGGTAGTGAGCGAGCATATGCTCAAGCCTTTGAGCATAGGTGGTTATTCCGTATTCAGCACTCCTTATCTATCCGAGAAGTTCGTAAGTCACGAGGACTCATACAGAGCCGAGATTTCCACCGAGGCATCGTTCGTTATTTCACCTGGCATAAGCAATCCTTCCATAAGTGCCGATGATGAGGATTTGTTCGTGTTGCAGTCCTCGGTAGGCTTGGCTGGAAGCAACGATCCCGTGGTCTTGGGTACTACAGGAGCATCCAAGTCAAGAATCGCATACTACACGAAAACATTGTCTATGAAAGTCTATGCCGATATGACCTCCACATTCGTACGCAAATGTTTCATCATATGGAACTTGTCAAGCAACAACCCTGCAAAAGATGGCGTGTTCAATATGGTAATCGACTATGGAAACGGAATTACAGCAAGGAAGAGGATGGTGCTTTCCCAATTGGTTCAGCAGTCCTCGATAGGAGCTGTCTCCACTGTCGAATTGTCGTTCTTGGAGGCTGATGAAGATGTCAAGTAAGGAAGTAAGGGTATCCATAACTGGAAAGGTCGTGGAGGTCGAAAAATCGTTCAAGTACACCTCCATAAGCACCAAAATAATCCAGCCCGAGAAACCAGAAGCCAAGTCCTCGGAGCAGGTGGAGAGCATAGAGGCTATGGAGGGGAACGATGGTTCGCCTCTTGGTGCATTGCAGAGACTCGTGGCTAGCAATGGTTCTGGAAACAATTCCGCAAGTATAGTCAAAGGCATAATAGATGAAGGTGTGAAGGAGTGTGACTACTGGCTTAACCGCACATTGCAAGCCACTGACAACTACCAAGGCCAGAGAACGATAGCCATAGCCAAGAGCCTTGGTTCTTGGACACAATCCACTGGAATGAAAATCATCAACGGATTTGCCACTGGCGGTCCTGTCGGTGGCATCATTGCGACAGCGATGGCTGTGGTGGACACTGGCTTGAGCATATACAAGAACTACAACGAGGAGCAGTTCAAGATAGATGTCCAAAACACCGAGTTGGATATGACCCGTGTGAGAGTTGGATATTCGCTCACTAGCGGTTCTATAGGAGGAGACAAGTAAATGGGTGTAATAGACTACAATGTAATCAAGATAGCGTTAGAGAAGTTCTCATTCATTAAGTATGAGTGTGTCCTCAATGTCCCGTACAGCGATGAGTACAGCGAGACTTTGGACTCTATGAGCGTGGTTATAAAGCATATAGATTCCAAACTTGACATAAATCCCTTCGATGTCGTGTATATCTATCGTGGAGTTGTCAAAGGTGGCACTATCCAAAATCCGACATACACCGACATAAAATGGAAGGAGATGCTCGTGGACAGCGTGAGCATGCTCAGAAAACGCTATGGGAACAACACATACTACGAATACACTCTCAAGCTTATGAGCGAGACCAAATGGCTTGAGAAAATCCAACTGCCCAATAGGAGCTTCACGCACGCACTCGGTGGCGAATTGCGAGATGCGTATGAGACCATAAAGGATTTGATGACATATGTCCCCAAGGTGATACGAAATAACGAGGAAACCCCCTTGATAACCATTTCCGAGGCTGTAGAGGGAAGATTCTCGAGTTTGAGTATGAAGGATATGTCCTTGAACAAGCCTACGCTCAGACAGGCACTTACTGCGGTGATGAGCCAGTTCGGATGCATTCCAGTGGTAAACAACAAGCAGTTGGGATTCATCGATTTCAACAGATCACAAGGAAATATCACGGAAGAGCAAATCGCCGATATGGACAGCGAGTCCTATTCGAATTCATCGGACAGCTATGTGAACACGCTCATGACCGATGCATCCCAGGTATTAGGCGATGACAAGTCTCTTGTTGTCGAGCATGGAGTCGGATTCAGAGACAGGGATACAGGCTTGATTAAGCAGCAGGAGAATCTCAAGTTGCTTACCACATATCCGATATACAAGGTGAAGAACCTCACGATAAATATGAATTTCAGCACATATCCGACCATCATCGTGAAGGTGTACAACATAGCCGATGCGGACTATTTCATACTGCCTTTCTCGAATCCAGAGGGGGATTTTAATCCTGTCCATATATACGACAATGGTACAAGCGAGTATGTTGTAAAGGTCTACTGTGGCAGTCATCGAAGAATAAAGTTCAGCAATTGGGGGTTCAAGATTCTTGAAGTAATCAATCCATCCACAGATGGTTTTGCGTGCGAGGGATTTAAGACATCATCCGTAAAGACAGGCATATCGCAACCTGCCGAAAGCCAATGGGCTGGCGGAACTATGTACACATTCAGCATTTCCAAGAATGGAATGGTCAGACCCGATGGCACAGTCGCATATCTCTTCATCGCTAAGACAAATGATGACAGGTATATCGTATGGAACACATATGTTGAGGATAATGGGAATGGCACAGTAATAAATGGAATGTACAAGGAAATGGACATAGGCATCGTGTACAGGAAGGTCAGCGTGGACATAACCAGTCTCGTGAAGACCGCACAGGAGAGAAAGCTCCTCTCGTATGACTACACCACCGATGAATTCAAGAACGGGCAAGGCAATATGGCTGTGTATTCGAAGTATTACTACACCACTGTGCAGTACAAGCTTGGAAGCAACGAGATAAGCGGATGGAGCGACAAGTACACGGAAGCTCAAGGGTGGTGGGATGTCAACAAGACCACCATAGAGAACATAGTCAACAAGTCCTTCTACGAGAATGAATTCCTTCAAAAGCGTTATGACAATATCTTCAACGATGAGGACATACTTCCATATCCTCAATGGTTCTACTCGTATAAATATGTGGATGGAAATGGCAACGAACATCCAGTGGCAGTCAAGAGCATATTCAGCAGGGGATGGATTGATGATATGTTTGGAAGCTACAACTATCCATCGAGAATCAGTTTCGACATCTCGTATCAACCGTTCAACGATTTGAACATTGCGACAGTGAAGAGCAATTTTGACTATTCGTTGACACAGCTAGACAGCCGAGACAATGGACTTGTGGATTTCGGCAATTTCAAGAAGGTGGAGCAGGACAAGCTCGACAGACTCGGAAACGGAGTCCATATCCTTTCCAAGCGATACTTTGCCAAAGATTACACGACAGACCTAGAGAGCGAACTCATACCATTGGGAGCTGTCTGTGTAGATACTGGCGAGGTGGTGTTCAAGCGTATGATTTCGTTCAAGAACAACTATATCGACATAGCCTACTATCTATGCAAGGACTATGTGATAGCGAACTACAGCACATCCATAACAACGAAATATCGTGCTTACCAGTATGTCGACTACTCAAGCTCCACATTCAGAAACGAGAACAGGATTTCCTATTTCACGATAAGCGAGGTGGATAATAGTGATGTGGACTACGAGGAAAAGAAAGTCCTAGGCGTTGCTGAGAAGTATTGGGGCGGTGTGGCTACAATGGGTGACAACAATCTCGATTATCTATGCTCGGGAATGTTATTCGCTCCGTTCCTATACAACAACAATGTAAGAAGCATGAATATGGGCTACAGGCGAGTCAAGAGTACCGCATACTCGAACAATGATGCGATAGTCAGCTATTCAGTGTTTCAGCAAGCAACTAGCCACTATTTGTACGATTATGGACTCGTGGTCAATTTCAAGTACTGGGATACTGTCAGTCCTGGAATAATGCTAGAGTCCACAGTGAGAGCCACAGGACTTCCACAACATCCGTATATGTACGATGACAAGTCTAGCGTGGTCAATTATGCGAACGAGCAGGACATAGGTCTTATGGCTGTGCCTAGCGACAACGGATGGACTTCGCAGACCGAATCATCGGCGGAGTACGCACAGACATATCCAGCTATCACCGATAGCAAGATATGTATAGGCAGTCTTATAAACATAGCCTATATGAGTTTCGACATCTCGGACATAATCCAAGACCAGAGCGAGCTTATGGGTTTCACGATGCAAGTCGAATACAGATCGCTCACGAACAATGTCGTTGTGTTCAAGGACATATCCAAGGCTGCAAGGATATTCAACGATGATGAGAACTACTTGTACACCTACAGACCGAGGTTCTTCGGCACATACGAGGATGCTGTCCAGCATAAGTTCGAGGTCTTGTCACGCAACTATAGCGAGGTACTCAGTGCTGCCGACAACAAGATAACCGTGAAAATGGATGTCACCATATACTATGGAGACGCTCCGCTGATTTCTATGAAGAAAGGCACTTACTATGTAAGGCTAAGCAAGTATAATAAGAAAGTGAATATAATACATATAGGAGGATAAAATATGGCTAGTTATGTTTATTATGACAAGTCTGGCATAATCCGTGAGCTGATAACAGCCGACTATCCTGCAAGACAGGGTATGGCATATGACATATTCATGTATTTCGATGGTGTGGATGTCTCACCCACCAAATACAATGTGACTTGTAGGAAACCTGGCGAGAAACCTGGATTTCTCACTACATCAGCATTGTCTTGGGAGGATGTGACAGTACCTTATTCCGCCGAGAGAAATCTTTCCAACTTCGAGTACTACAGGACATATCATATGTTGCATATAAAGGTCTCGAGCTTGGACAAGGGCGGTCTATGGCAGTTCACACCAAACATCGATGACAAGGCAGGTGCGTTGTTCAATCTCTTCGTTGACAGCAACACGAACGAGGTTGTGGACAAGACTTTGAGCTTTGCGGACTATCAAAGCCTTATGGACAAGCTTACCGAGCTTGAGGCAAGGATTGACAGTCTCGAGGCGGTCAAGACTGCAAGCAACGATGCACAGGCATTGGACATCACCGAGGAAGATGGCGTGGTATCCATAAAGGGCGTTAAATGATTATGTGCTTGTGGAACAGACAGAAACGCATCGATAGGCTTGTGTGCGAGAGCGTGATAGTGATAGAGCAGACCTATTGCGTTTATCACAGATCAACTTGCACACCGCACGATGCGGAAGAGGCTAAAAGTCGTTGCATGATAATCATAGACTTGGGCTTGAACAATCGAGACAGGAGATGGCTTGAGAAGCACAAGGACAAGGACTGGTTGTCAAGGCGAGTCGAGTATTGGGTTTGGAGAATAAAGAATGGGGGCTGAGTATGGACAGCATAGATGTTTATTCCAAGGGCAAGGTAGATGAGTTGATAAGAAACAAGGTCGATAAGGATAGAGTCGATACGATAGAAGGATATGTCGAGAGGAACACGAACGATATAGCCGAGCTGAAAGCCGAGAAGGACAAGCTTGCTGTGATGCAAGCCGACATAGATGGACTCAAGAGCAAGCCTGCTATGTCGGCGGTAGGCAAGGTCGCATACAAGCACAAGCTCAGTGGCGAGTGCGGATATATGGGAGCTATAGACAAGTATCCGTATGAATTGGAGTTCGATGCGGATTTCGATGGTGCGATAGCCGACATAAGCAATCTTTCAAGCATGCTTGACAGCGATGAACACATAAGGAACATACGATTCCGTGTGTTCAATGGAGCAACCGCCACATTCGTGAATGCCACCATAATGTTGCAGAACGGATACATTATGCTTGTAGGCGACTCGATGTATGTCGTAAGTTCGGTCAATGGCGATGAGATAATAGCAAGGAGCTAGAAACGGAAATGGCAAACGATGCAAAATACTATCTCTTCAATATACTCACTGAGGATTTGGGCGACAAGAGATACTTGAAGAAATCAAACTACGAGAAATATACGCTTCCCATAGCCACCCACACAACACTAGGTGGTATCAAGGTAGGAAGTGGCTTGAGCATAGACTCAAGCACTGGAGTGTTGACAGCGAATGTGCAAGCTTGGAGTTCCTTGACTGGCAAGCCATTCTCGAGCGTGAATACTACGGATTTCACAACCACGAGCGGAATACTATCGATAAACAATGCCACTTGGGCTAAGAAGTCCGATGTATCCAACAGCTTGAGCGAATACTACACGAAGAAACAGGTCGACAGCCTTGTGAGCAACTTGAAGAAAGCAACCATCACAGTTGTTCCAACACTTCCTGCGACTGGCGAGGAGGGAATCATATATTTGGTAGGTACTTCCGCACCTTATGAACAATATGTATGGGAGGGTAGTGCCTGGATAGACTTGGGTTCTACCGAGATAGATTTGTCCAACTATGTGAATACCACAGGCACGCTTACCGCAGACCATATCATATTGGGCGATGGCATTAAGAAGGTCAAAGCAAGCGGAAAGACCATAGCAAGCTCCGTGACCAACGATGCCGACAGCGTTCCCACTTCTCATGCGGTCAAGACATATACCGATGCCGAGCTAGCCAAGAAGCAGGGCAATCTATCCGCAACACAATTGGCTGCGGTTAATTCTGGCATCACTGGTGCTAAGGTTGCTAAGTACGATGCATATAAGACAAATAAGCAAAATATATTGAACACCAATGGAAGTGCAATACATATTAATGATGAGGATTCGATATATCTTAGTTCAGTAAAGACTGAAATGGCTGATATTGCTGTCGTGAACTGCCAAGACTTAGATGGCTCAAGGAATTTCACAGGATTTATCACAAATACTTTGGGTACATTCACTACACTAACTATCTATGCGGGAGAAGGAACAACAGTCAATGCCGATACATTGGCTACCAATGTCAAAAATGTCTTCAATGTTTGGATAAATTATTGGGTAAATGCCAATGGCTTCTTAGCAGAGGAGACAATGAATTGGGCTGGATTCCATTTCCCTCAATTTATAAATTGGGGAGGCTGGGAAATTATATACAAAAACAATGATACTGTATTAACCACCAGCAATGGCAATGGCATCGTATTTAGGTTGAGTTCCGCCAATGTTAAGGCTGATGAAAATGAACATAAAAGCGGAAAGGTATCCTATCAAGCCGAAGTTAATCTATTCGACATATTGGAAAATGAATATAGCAAGGAGCAATTGTGCATAAATGCCATAGCTGATTTCTTGGCAAACGAGACAGGCGATACTGTCAACAATGCCAAGCTATATGCAAAATCGGCATATTTGAAGATAAGACTGTCATTCACATATCAATACTATGCACACGATATAATCAATGTAAAGCTCAATTCCAGCTTATATGTAATGCCTGATTAAGTTTTAGTCTTATAATATATATGGGAGGTTAGATAACCGACTATGAGCTACAGAGACTGGTCTTATGTCGCTTATGCTGTAATTTGTATCTTGGCTGTCACCGCTTCCGTGATTATCAAGATTTGCGAGAGCAAGTTTGGTAAGGAAAAGGTTGCGGAGACTCTTACCGAGGCTGACAAGTATAGAAAAGCCATCACCGAGGCAATCACTTCCGCCGAGGAGATGTTCCCTGGTGCTGGCACTGGAAAGCAGAAGAAGGTAGTTGCCACTCTTGCTGTTTCCAACGCTGTCAACGCTCTTAAGAACTACAAACCTACAGCTGAGCAAATCTCGAGCGATATCGATACTGCGGTTGCGATTACCAAGGAGGTAAACACTGGCTATGCCAGCAACTCCAAAAGTGTTGCAAGGGCTGTTGAGGTCAAGCTTGAGACAGCTAACGATGCAGATCCTAAAAATGCATCCTTGAAATAATCAAGGTTGCGTGATTGGGGAAAGGAGGGCTAAAAGCCCTCTTTTTTGATTTATAATAGGGAATATTGGGAGGACATAGGAAGATGGCAAACTCAGCCAAATACAATGCATACAAGATACCTACGGAAGGTGAATTCGATGACAAGTATGTCGATTTCTCATCGGCACAGAGCATCACAGGAACGAAGACATTCAATACGATAAGAGCGACTACGCTGTACATAGGCGATTGTTTATTGTGGCATATCAACAATTACACCAATCACGGAAAAGCTTGGGAGTTGTTTGCACCTGACAATCAAGACTATTCCATCCAGCTTGGTGATTGTGGATTCACAGTGGATACCAGACAAGACTACAATATGTTCCAAGTCGATAATGTTGGAGTGCATATAGGAAGAGGCATACTTGATGACACTGATTATCCCGTGGACAATATAGTCAATTCCATAGATTCAAGTTCGACCGACAAGCAACTTGCTACAGCCAAGGCTATATTCTCGCTTTTGCAATCCGCAGGAGGCGATTTCAAGAAGTTCAATTTTATTCAATCCAAGCCTACGGATGCTGAGAACAGAAGGTCTGGATATTACATAGTCGATGGTGCGGTTACCAAATTCGGACTTCCTTCGGATACATACCAATGGGGAACTATTGTCCAATATTACAATGATAGTACAGCCACAGCCACAAGCGGTGGAGACAACAAAAGCTTTGTCCAGATATATTTCCCCGACAAACAAAACTATTTCTATATCCGTTCGTTCTTTGGAAACGAGAATACTTGGCTTAACAAATGGAGTGTATCAAACGGAGCTACGGGAAACATCACTTGGGGTTGGCACAAGATAAGTGCAAGCTCCAATGAAATCAATATGGATTCTGAGCTTTATTTTTCGAACAACACAACGGGTACGATGTACATACCTGCTGCATTCAGCTCGACCGATATTTTGCACTTCTTGAAGATAATGCAGTCAGTTGGACACGATATGATTCCGAGTGCAAGCTCCACTGTGAGTTCCTATGTCCAGATAGGAAATATTCTCATATGCTGGGGTGTATGCCATCCTGCATCGACAGGAAACGACACGACCATAACAGTATCGTTCCCCAAATCGTTCTACTGGTATCCTGCTGTGGTTATGCAGAACACGAACAAAGGCATTCCAATCGAGTATAGAAACGGACAGGTACTCACAGATCTGACTGGGAGCAGTTTCTCTTACTACAATTCGGCAGGCGAGATAAGCAACATATTGTGGATAGCAATAGGAAAGGCACAAAGCTTCTAAAATTATGGAAACAAAAAACTTTTATTTCAAGAAGGATACGGGCAAGCTCGAGATAACTCCGTTCTACGATGATTTTGTTGAGAAGCCATCCAAGGAAAAATCGAAATACAACATAGCCATTCTCACATACGATGAGTGGATGAAGTGTTCCGTTTGCGAGTATGGGAAGATGTGGAGATACGATATCAAGACACACGAGATAACATACGAGGACGATCTGGAACTTCAAGTCACCGATGAATACAAGGCTTATGTCAGAAAGAACAAAATATCCGAGGACAAGAAATATCTTTCCGACACGGACTATGTGATAGCCAAACTGAACGAATTGAGGCTCGAGGATGACTCAAGCTACGAGACCGAGAAGGCAAGGTATCAAGATGTCTTGGACAAGCGTAAGCAATGTAGGAACGAGATAAACGAGCTTGAGAAAGAATGAGGGTATTCCTTATGTTGAAATTCATAAAGATATGTATATCAATCATATCGGCAATAATATCAATTGTCGTGATACTGGCTATCATTCTAGCCTGCTGGTATGGTTGGAACTGGGCTAGCAAGTACTTGTTGCCAGCCACCCAGACAGTATTGCATCTAATCCGCTGAAAATGCGGATTTTTTTATTTTTTATAAAATCGTGTTGACTTATTTTATAAAAAATGTATAATCTAAATCGTGAAAAGGACACAAGAGAAAAATGACAAACAGCGAAAAGAGAGAAAAAGTAGTAGATGAGTTGATTAGAAGGAAGAAAGTCATCGAGAATCATATGGATATGGTTTTCAAGCCTAGTGAATTCCATACTGCGAAGTTCGGATACTGTGTGGATATGATTTCATTCATAGAGCAGACATTGTGCAACATAGGAATGAACGATGGATACGATTATTCGATTCCTAAGCTTTATATTATGTCGGTAAGAGAAAGTCATATGAAATCTTGCAAGACTTGTCAAAAGGAAGGCGAGATTGTCCATCACGGATGCGACAAGTTCTATGCTTTCATTGCAAAAGTCATCGAGGATATCAACAGCAATACCTATCCAGACAACTATTACAATGTAGTCA